AGCTATCAAAGATCGTGCAGAAGGTACGGAGATAGAGCCTTACGCCGCTCAAGTGGAGAGTGAAGTTCTCGACATCCTTAATAGGATGCCGCCTAATCTTACATTAAGCGAACAGCTTGAGGTCATAAGTGTATCTGCGATTGACCCTCGGTTCGGTTACAAGAGCGATCCAGAAGATATTGTTGCTGTGTTCAAGCATGAGGTGGGCGGGCAACGAGCGTTTGACGCTCCTGACGCATCTCCAAATGCAGACTCCGCAGTTAGAGCAGAGCAAGGCAGTATAGACATCAGGGCTGAGAATGGCTCAGAGCTGACAGACGCAGAGCTTGACGCAAAATTTGCTGAAATCCGCAAAAACCCTGAGTCACATGCAGCGATGCTTGACGAAGAACTGCAAGTTCTTACCCCAAACATTAAGGGTGTATTGGGAGATGAGCAGGCCGATCTAATTATTGCAAGCATCAGAGCAGAACCAGACTTGGCCAAGCGAGAAACTTTGCTCGATGAGCTTACCGACATCATTGATGATGCTGACCCATTAAGCCCTCGTCTTACAGAAATGAAGGCTGGTGAGTTTACAGTAACTGAACTCAAGCGTATTCAGCGCATCTCTAAAAGCCACCAAGCCAAAGGTCTTAGCAAAGAAGTATCCGACTCCTTGGCTGAAATGAAAGTCAAAGGCCAGCGTGGAGCGGACACCACCGCACCAGAGGCACGTCAAAGCCAAGCTGCCATTGATCGCGCAAGCATCATGGAAACTGCTGGCCGCTCAAACAGTGGAAAGATACAAGCTTTTCTCAAGCGTTCCGGCAGAGGTGGACTTGATCCACAGTACCAAGTTTCAAAGCGAGGATTGGCTAAAGAAGAAGCACTCATCCGCGCCGAAGCCAATGGTGGTGAGTCTATAATTCCATACGTCACCAAGACACAGGAAGTTGTTAAAAGTCCCAATGGTGACATTACAGTTCCAAAAGGAACAACTGTATTCGCAGACGGCAGAACTGAGCGGTCATACGCAACCCGTGAATATGCTGAGTATGTGCGGGGTGACAGGAAAGCATCGAACCCGACTGCATCTGAACAGACACCTGATGCCGACTCAATCAAAGCCGCACTGTCATCTAAAGATAAAGACGCTTTAGCAACTGCTCTGTTGGCTTTTCAGAGAAGAATGGATCAGGCAGCCGCCAAAGCAGACTCACCAAATGCAGACGTAGAGACAGCACCAGCACCAGCACCTTCTCGTGGCGGCAAGAAACTAATCGTTCAGTCTAAGTCCGATCCATCTAAAGTTCGTATGATAAGCCAACGGCAGATTAATGACGGCAAGGACATCTCTTCTATCATTGGCCAGAAGGTTGGCGAACCAGACGCAGACCCTGCAAACTGGAATGTCAAGTACGCGCCCATGAACGCGGAAGCTCGTGGAGCTGCACTTCAGCGTTTGTTTGAAAGTCTGCCTGAAGAAGCTGCTCCAACTGGTGCAGGCGCACGTCTTGAAGTTGGTGATGCTACTGGCGAAGGGATACCTCTGACAGCTAAAGAATTTGCTGGAGTGAAGTTTACAGCTACCCCTGAAGAAGCAGAAACAATCCAAAGGCTGCTCCGCACCAGAGGCTTGAGCAACAGAAGATTAGAAGCATCTGGGATTAACGACGGCCCTGACTTTACAGGTGGTGATCTGCGTCTGGCACTGTTGGAAGCTGAAGGATCAAGCTGGCCTAGAAATGTAGGTGATATAGAGCAACGTATCAAAGACCTCAAAGACGGGTACAGAATACAACAGCGCATTGCGCCTCAAGGATACATTGAAGACGTCGCTACACGAGCGCAGTCTGTAGAAGCCCTGGGGAAAATATTTGACGGCCACCCCGCAGACGAAATTGCCAAAATTAAAAGGGTTATGGAGCGTCTTGGTGGTGATCGCTCTGTTGGCCCTGTTATAAATAAAGGAAGCGGTGAAGGTACTTTAGGAGCATTAAATGCTTTAAGCCGATCACGAAGCACAAACCCAGATACCTTGGGCGAAACAAGTCTAATATTAACATCGACTCGTGGAAGCAGTTACTTCCCCGCTCAGTCTATTGTGACGCATGAGCTTGGCCACTGGGCATACTTAAACATCCTGACCCCACAAGACCGCATAGATTTTTGGGAGTCTATGCAAAAATATTATGGCGACACTCGGCTTCTTGATCGCTCTGCAATAGCGGAAGGACTGCCTGTTGGTGGAAGAATCGACACAGGTCAGATAGATGCTGAAGGCAATCAAATCATGGCCACACTAAACGACATGGATAGTCCGCAAGAATTTTTTGCCAATCAGTTTGATATGTGGGTGGCTCAGAACACTAACCTAATGGTTAAAGATGACAAGCTCTGGGGAAAGGTGGCTCGCTACGTTAAAGCAGTCTTTGATCGCTACTACGATAAGAAGCGTATTGACCCAGACCTTGAGCCGCTGTTCGCAAAGATACTGCCGCCAGAAGAAGAGAAAGTATTTAGCCTTGGCGTTAGCGGAAGAGCAAGAACACCTACTGGCAAGACCATGCAGTCCAACATTGTACAGCTTCAGCTTTCTAGGGCGGAGATTGAGGACGCTATCCAACGTGACAGCGCAGACGGAATTATATCAGCAGTAGAAGCCTACAGAACCCTGTTACTTAGTCAGGCTAAGAACAATGCCGAGGCAAAGACTGGCCCTCTTTACGCTCTTAGGCGGACAAAGAAGGGTAAGACTGTTCATAAGATACTAAAGAACCGTATCCGTGACATCGACGAGATCATGTATGGCAAGATAGGGTTTGAAGAAGGCGGCGATGACGCTTTCAATCCAGCAGTCTATGAGGGTATGACGCTCCGCGCTGATCCACAGGAGATCGCTGACCTGCTCACAGACTTTTATTACAACGGATACGGAGGCAAGTTTGAACCTGCAAACGGCATCCCCGGCTCAGTCACAGACTTAGCTGCGTCAAGTCTTCAGCGGTCAATTGGCTCTGCTGAAAAACTATACACATCAGTTTTCCAAAGGGCAGAAAACACATCCAACCTTGCATCTGGCCGTGTGCCAAACTCAGTCAAAGATGGATATGAGCCGCCGCGTGATGCAGAAGGCAACGCACAACAAAGCCAAACTAAACGAAAAGCAATAGCCGCGATAGGTAAACGTAATGAAAGAACTGATGCACAAGCTACAGCAGATGCCAAAACATCTAAAGGTAGGAGAGCTAGGGCAGATGCTTCTGGCCGTCCGACAGTGGACATCTCAACTGCTCCAGAAGTTAAGTCTCAGTCTATCTCTAATCTTAGAAAGTTATATCAGGTTCACAAGGGAACTGATTACGGAGATCAAGTTGCTCTGGAAATCACGGCAAAAATAAAAGCAAAGCCGTTACCTGCGAAGCCTGTTCCAGTAACAAGAGAAGTGATGGAGTTAGGTCGAAGCGAGATCAATACACGTCTGCTGGACGCAATACATAACGGCGACGCCAACGCAACAAAGATGCTGGCTTACGAAATACAGCGACGGATTGCTAAACGTCAGGCAAAGAAAGACGGTACACCGATCATCAAGCCTGTCTTCCAGCAAATCCGCATGTCCATCTCTCGTGAAAAAGTGGATAGCACTGGCGTTACTTCGAGCGACGGGATACCTGCGTCTGCAAGACCGTCCATCCGTACCACTCTAAGCTCAATTACCCACCGTGAGCCAGAGGTTCAGACAGCATCGAGGACAATATCCTACCGTTTGTTTAACCTAATGAACCGCACAAACCGTGGCACTCTTGAAGATGGGAACCAGTTACTGTCATCAGAAATGGCAAATCTTGCAGGTAACGATCCTCTGCTTGGACAGTCTGTTTTTGTGAACACAAATTCACAAGACTTCAAGGACTTTAGGCAAGCGATCAGAGCTATAGCCTCTCCTGTAACAAGGGGTGAAGGCAATCCAGAAGCAAGAATGATTGACCTTATTTCAATGATAGGTCGTTCGCCTGCTTTGCCAGACGCAGAACGCAATGCAGCAGTCAGTTTCTTTAGACAGCTTGACCCTGCTACACAGAACACAGTTCGCAATCGTCATCCACAAAAAGGAGGTCTGGAGGACTCAGTCAACGAAGAGTACACAGCAATCAGCCTAATCTCAGAGCTTGCCTCAGAACATATGCAGGGCAAGGGCTTGACTATGGATGCCATCGAGTCACGTCTGTCAGGTGATATATCCGCAGCGCAGCTCACCGACTTGCAGCGTTCAATTGACAGACTTACCGAGTACACAGCTTACGTCTTAAACGGGAACATTGGTCGCGCAGACATCAAGGAGAAGTATTATCTCTTAGATTTCTATGGTGACATGATGGAAGAAAGCCGTGGCCCAATGGCTGGCTCACTTGAAGGCACTTACTTGTCTCATACCAGTCATGCCGCAGACTATGCTCACGACACTCTTTCAGCTATGCCAAAGGCAAAACGGTCTCGCGTAGATAAGTTTACTGAAGGCGGCGTTGGCTATGACGTAGTCAATGAAACTCCTGTTGTCTGGTATCACGGAACTCCAAATGGAACTAAGCTCCGTAAAGCGAGCAACCCAGACGTAGTGTTCAAGCCATCACAAGACGGACAGTATGGCCCTGGCTACTATTTGACAGCAAACCCGAATGTTGCGTCTTCAGTGTACGCACAAAAAGGTACGCCTGACAGCATGGCTCGACAGATTGATGATCTATCATTAAGCGCAGACGAAAAGATGTTCCTGACTATGGATGCGTCTGAGCTACATGCAACTCGTGTTCTGATCTCACGACTAAGACGAGATTACACAAACCAACAATTAATAAGTGGAAGACAAACTCCTGAAACTCAGATCATTCAAGACGAACTTACCAATGCGTTAGACCTTGAGCGTGATCTGGCAAAAACTATTGAAGATGCAGGCGTTACGCTAGACCCGTATGTGATGCCAATGTTTATATCTTTAAAGAAACCAGCCAACTTCAAGCACAGCGCAAGCTATACATTAGATCACCCATTCATCGAAGCCATCATGGACAAGATGGCAGAGAACCCAGACTTAGGGTTTGAGCCATACAGATTTTTAGAGGAAGAGTTTGCTGCAAATGGTGGAACTCTTGATGGCGAGACAACTTACAGGGTGCTTACTCAGGCACTCGAAGACGCGTCAGGAAATCCACGCACTAACCTGAACAGCATCCTGAAAGACACTGGGCATGATGGTTTGATTACCGTCCACCGAAACACTCTTGATAACAGCAGACTGAACGAAAGTTTTAAAGACGATATTGGTGCAAACGAAGTTCTCCACGAGACAGCAGTTTTGTTTGATCCAGAGCAGGGCAAGCACATTGATGCTTCGGAGTTTAATGCAAGTGATGCGCGTCTGTACCAATCACAAGCTGGCTTCGAGTCTGTGCCTAGAGGTACACTTGGTAGTCTTGTTGATGCTGTACTAACAAACAGAATTGAGAAAATAGACGACGTGCCAGTAGGGCAACTCGGTGAAGTTATGGAGCAGGGCGGCAGTAACGGCACACTAACTGGCGCAGTAATGAGCATGGTTAAACGCCGCAACCTGACAGCAGGCGAAGAACAGGCAGTTCGCAAGCGGAGCTACTTTACCTATCTCCAATCACAGTCTGAGCGCATGAAGTCTATGGGCGCAAACTATCTTGGCAACTGGTACAAGAGCCACTTTCCTGATCTTAACCAACGATTTGCTGGCAAGTTCATGCCCATTATGAACGCGCTTAATGCGTTACCAGACGCAGATGGTATGCTTCGCGGACACTTCAGAGCGGTCACTGCTGGCGTTGGCCAGCAGCAGCCCGCATCTCACAGACGTATTATAAAAGCACTTCGTCGAGGTGACGGCAGCCGACAGGAAAAAGCATTATCAACTCAAGAAAGAAACATTTACGACCAGATAAAAACCACTTTTGAGAATGAGCGAACAGAGCTAACAAAACTTGGATTCAATGTTGGCAGACGTGAGAACTATGTGCCTCAAGTCTGGGATGCAAAGAAGATTGAAAAGCGTCGTGATGAGTTTATCGAGAAGATGGCTAATTATTATAAGGCAGACCGTGCTAGAAACGGCCTGACTTTTGATGACGCAGAAGCAGACGCATTTGCAAAAGGTATTATGCTCAAGCTAACCGAGGAAGGTGATGACGGTGTGTTCATCCCAGCTCGTGGGTCAACAAAGAACCCAACCTTCGAGAACGTCGACTACTCTCGTGTTATCGAACTGGACAAGTATCCAGATATGCTGGATGAGCTTGAGGATTTCCTCGAAAGCGATATGTCAGCCATCTTGGTTAAGTACCTTGAAGGCTCTTCTCGCCGCAATGTCCACGCCAAGAAGCTGGGCGTCAACAGCCATGCTGTAAATGACTACCTTCTTGTTGCTTCAGATGGTGAAGCTGGCATAGCAAGACTGCTGTCCACAAACAAAGTGTTTAAGACAGATCGCAACGCTATGAACGAAAACGGAAAGATGGAAGTCTTCACACTGGCAGACACAATCCGTATGCCGTTCACAGGAGACGACGCCGCAGCTCGGTCATTCTCACAAAACCTTGTGTCAGTTCACAACACCAATGGGTCTGCTGCGGCTCGCAAGATGCTTAATGATTTGTACCCAGCAGGCAATCCTCCTGTAACTTACCAGCGCAGGGTAGATGCAATCATTGGCGCACTTGAAGACTTCAAGGGTCAGCCAAACTCAATGAACACGCAAGACGAAGTATTCATCGAGCAAGCCATGAAGGTCGCAATGAAGAAGCCGATGGATGGGCAAGGCGCAAAGTCTGTGGTCAACGTATCACGCGCACTTCGCATGACTAACAACGTCACACTGCTTGGCTTCACCACCCTGACATCTCTTGGAGACCCAGTTCTTTCAATCATCCGCTCTGGCTCTTTCTCAAGCTGGGCGAAGGGTTTAGGCAAAGTCGCTACAGACCCAGAGTACCGCACCATGTTGAAGAACGTAGGTGTTGCTATGGAAAACGTAGTCCATGAGCGTATGATCCACATGTATGGATCGCCCGACAACAAGGCATCTCATGCTTTCTTCAACGCCACATTGCTAACGCCTTGGACGGACATGAACCGTTTAATATCTGGCGCAACAGGGTTTGAGTCGTTCATTGCAATGCAGAAGAAAGCCTTTAACAAACATCAGGCTGGCCTTCCGTATTCCAAGCAATCTAGTTCTTACAAAACAGCACATAGATACTTGTCGCGCTATGGCCTGCAAGAATTTTTACCTGAAGGAAAACTTGCTGGTGAAAGCCTGGGGGACAAGTCTGTCGCAGATAAGTTTATGAAAGACGAAAAAGGGACTGACCCATCAGTTCGCATGGCTATCATCAAGTTTGCAGACGAAGCGATCTTCCAGCCAAACCCGAATGACATCCCGCTATGGGCGCAGACGCCAATAGGCGCACTCGTCTTTCAGCTCAAGTCATTCCCGCTGATGATGAGCCGTTTGACTGGGTACGTTTTTGAAGAACTCAATCACGGCAACTTCAAGCCTTTATTATATCTGGCAACTCTTGGCCCAGCATTTGGCATGGGTACGCTGGCTGCAAAAGATATTATTCAGCAGCGCGGCGGCGAAGACGGAGAAAGCGCAGAACTTCGCAAGCGCAATATCGCCAAGACACTCGGCCACAATGAAAAGACACACGGCAACGTCGATGACTTCCTTGGCTGGTATGTAGAAAGCATGTTGGTTATGGGCGGCCTTGGATTGATGGGTGATGTTATTCACTCGGCGGTTAGCCAAGTAGACAACGGTGCGTATGGACAACAGCGTATGTGGGGTACGGTACTAGGCCCGACATTCGGTCTTGGCAATGCTGGTATGCAAGTTATTGCTGGAGCAACGGACGAGAGTGACAACTCAAATGCTAAAGAGCGGTCTGCAATGCGTGAGATAGCAACCCGCGTTCCAATTCTTGGCGGCAACAGAAAGATCAGAGAGTCAATCGTTGAAGCTACTGCTGGCGAACCAGACAAAGGTGGCACTGGTGGATGGACGTCTTCATGGGGACAAGGTGACTGGAAGTAATGCAGAAGAAGTTTCAAAAAGACTCTAAGTACAGTGAGTACGACGAAGACGGTGACGGCATTGTCACAGACGCAGAGCTTGCTCATGTCAAAGAGATTAAAGAAACAGAAACAAATCTCCGCAAAAACTTAGCTCAACTTCGGATGGCGAGATGGACACTTATATTTATGGGTGTGTACGCAGTTTTTTTGGCGTCTCCTTTTTGCAGCCCAGAAAAGCTATCTGGGTTGGCCGCAGTCACAGACCTAATCTTCCTTTCTGGCGCAGGCATTGTTGGCGGCTACATGACCGTCACCTGCTGGCCTAAAAAGTAAGGCGTGTAGATGATTGAAACTTTTGTTTTGGTAATCAGCATGTGGGGAAACAATGGAAGTGAATGGCTTTATATCGGCAACCAGATGTCCTTGCAGCAAGAAATGACAGAGGAACAATGTCTTTATCTAATTGATGAAGAGATGTGGGAGACAACTTATGACAACGAACATTATCGGATGTTAGCTCAATGCTATCCAGTAAAATGTGCGGAAGAGGAGGCATGTTGACAAGATGATACAAGCACTTATAGGCCCGATAGCAAGTCTTGCTGGGTCATGGATGGATTCCAAAGTAGAGGCTACAAAAGCTAAAGGGGCAGTAGCTAAAGCTCGCGCTGAAGCGGAGGCTCAAGTTTTGGTCACTTCAGCTACACACGAAGCAGGCTGGGAAAAGATCATGGCTAAGTCCAGCGACAATAGCTGGAAAGACGAGGCGTGGACGATCCTCTTTATCATCATAATTGCTATGTGCTTCATTCCGTTTACCCAGCCTTTTGTTGAGCGTGGGTTTGAAGCTCTTTCCAATACGCCACCGTGGTTTCAGTATGCCGTTTACGCCAGCATAGCCGCGAGTTTTGGTTTGCGGTCACTGAAGGGAATAAAGAAATGAACATTGACAAGCTCCGCGCAGACCTCGAAGCAGACGAGGGGATCAAGCACGAAACATATATGTGCAGCGAAAATAAATTAACATTCGGTGTCGGTCACTTGGTCTTGGAGTCAGACCCTGAATACAGCCAGCCTGTTGGTACGTCTGTGTCTGAAGAACGTGTTACTGAATGTTTCAATGCAGACATACAGACGACCATTGATGACTGCCGAATTATCTTCCGTGACTTTGACGGGTTTCCCGAAGAGGTGCAGCTCTGTCTGGCAAATATGTGCTATCAATTAGGCCGCCCATCACTTAGCCGCTTTTCTAAGTCTGTGGGATATGCAAACGATCACCTGTGGTCTGAACTTAGCGAAGAAATTTTAGACAGTAAGTGGGCAAATCAAACCCCGAACCGAGCCAAACGTATCAGTGATCGTCTAGCTCTAGTTGAGATTCCGGCATAAGCTCTCCAGCTAACGCTGCGTATCCACAAATATCAATCCAACTGTCGATAGTGTCAGACTTCATAAGTCTGGCTGTCTTCAGCATAATCATACACATAGCAAATTGTTTGGCGGTGACTTCCGTTCCGAGAACAACAGAGAACAACTTTGCACAATCATCAAAGTTCTTTCTGGCATCGCCATAATCATCAGCCCTTTTACCATCAATCAGCTTGCTGGCGTTTGTTAGTATCTCACTCCTCAACATCAAACATAATCCCCATCTCAAACCGCTTAATATAATTCTCCAAACGTCTAGCCTCGAACTCCAGTTTAGAAACCTCTTCTCTTGTCATACGCAACTTGTCCAAGGCTTTAGTATGTTCTGCGTCTGTAACGCTGACAAATTGAAGACGTTCAAGAATGGAAGCCATCTCGTTTTTCTGGAGGTCAATGTTATAAAGAAGCTGGTTATGCTCCTCTTGAAAATTTAACAAATCTCTAAATTCATCCATCATTCTTTCTCTTCTGGCTTGTACCGTATGTAATCTTGGCAAGCTGCAACAGCTTCCTCATCATGTTTTGAACAATGCCAAAGACCTTTTTCAGTAGGGAAAGAGAACTGGCAAGTAACGCAAGTCTTAGGCACAGGTGTATCACCCCAACAGACGCCTCGCTTGAAGCAACCGCGACAACGCCAGTCATCTTCGTCCGACGCAATCTTAGCTGTCTTGTTTTGTAAAGCCCGATCAACTCTCTCCCTCAGAAAATTAAATTCTATCTCATCGAACTCAATAATCTCGGCGTGGTACTCTGAATTGTTCTTGTTGACAGCAACAAGCATAGCTTCTGTAAAGTTTGCCATGCCCATCATCATCGTGACCTGACCAAAATATTGAGGGTGACTCTTCCTGACACCGTGCTTCACGAACTTGTTGAAGCTGGCATTGTTCATTGACTTGATTTCCAATACGCGCAAGACGCCATCGTCCATCTCAATGTGGCCATCCATATGACAGACGACGTGGCCGCCAAGCTGTTCATACGAATGTTGCCTGCCAGTAAACCCGTCCTTTTCCCAGACGCGAACGTCTGCCTTCTCTTTTAAATCTTTGACGACCTCGTCTTCAAGAAGATGTCCAAGGCGAAAGATGCGTTTCAACTTCGCGCTTGGCTCGTTGTTTGGGAAGCCACGCATGTTAAAAGACAGCATGGCATCACAGGGATTTCCTACGATAGACGCACCGATATAACAACGCGCCCTGTCTTCCCTAACCTGTTGATCGTAGCCATTATCAATGGCTACGATTAGGTCTTCAACTGTCTTAACTTGATCCATGACTAAAACGGAATATCGTCGTCCATTTTGCTAGAGCTGCTTGCGCCATCAGCATGATTGGTAACAGGCTTGAAGTTTTTTACCTCAGAACTCTGACGCATTTCACCGTTATCGCCCTTCCAAGGCTTGCCAAGGTCGACTACAACATTACACTCAAGATGTTTGAGCGTGTTAATATCGGCTGGTTTGTCTGGGTTTGGGTGTTGTGCGGCTACAAGAAACGTCTTTAGCTGACGCATACCAATTTCCACAGCCTGTGGATTTTTGTTTTGCACATTAAAATTCGCATTGATTTCACCAGTACCATCCATAGCTTCCAGATTTGCTTGGATCATTTTGCCCCCAGTAGAGGTTTCTTTGATCTCCACACCAACACATCTGACATGGTGTACACCTTTTTGTAATCGAGACGAGCCGCTTCCTTCTGCAACTTTACTCAGATCGAGTGACTCAAAACCATTCCAACTCATAATCTTATTCCTCTTCTTTCTTATTAGCTTTGCCAAACTCCGCGTCATCCATAGACATACGAGCCAGCAGTTCGGTTATGTCTGACACCTCTTCATAAGGCTTCAGACGGTTAAGAGGGTCGCGCACCTTTCCATGCCACCCAGATACTTCATCAGTCGCAACGTAGCGTCTGACTTTAGGCATACCCTTCTGGTCTTTCTCTGTGATACGAACGCCACAAAGAACATGATCGAATAATGCGGGTATGTGTTTGGCTACAGACTTACCTTTCACCAACGGCCAATACTGCGTGACGTCATTTGCATCTTGCTCTTCCATAGCAAGGCAAGTGACAAGCACATGAATAGGCAAATCCCTGATCCATTTCAGCGAGCCGAGCATGAGGCGGCCATAGTCACCCCACTTCTCAAAGCCGTTCTTGTTGTCCTGATGTTTGTATTCGAGCCACTCAAGCAGACGTTCAGACAACTCAGTCAAGCTATCTACCGCTACCCAGTTATAGCCTTGTTTCTTGAACTCTTCGCTCTGCATCATCTGCATGATCGAGCGGAAAGAGTAATCTCCTTTAGATGGATCGGCTTCTCTAATTGCCAGACGATCTGCACTATCTTTTACAATGCGTCCGTCCCAACTTGAGAAAGGTAGGTAGTCGATGTCCACGTCTTCGATGGACTTCAGCCCAGCTTCACCCGAAAGTATAAGTCCTTTTCCGTACCTCTTTTGATAGAAGCGGCACTGATACGTCTTGCCAAATCCGTGGTGTGCGTACAGTAGCACTTTGGTCGGGCCATTCTTCTGAATGTCCGAGGTCTTCATCACATTAAACATAATGCCTCCTTTTCATCGGTGTCCCTGATAGTGTGCTTGACACACCCAAAGGTGTAACGTAAACCATACAGACATGCAACAGCAAATGTGAAGAGGAGCAAAAAAGTGAGCGCAAAGCTGAACATTAGTCGGCTTATCCAAGACCTTGGTGGGGCGTCAGCCGCCGCCAAGATCACAGGCACAGTGAGAACCGCGCCATATGGATGGGTAAGTCGTCAGTATGTTTCCAGCAGCGTCCTTGAGAAAATCAAATCTCACGACCCAGACCTAGATTTAGACGCCTACTTTGATGAGGAAAAAGATGAAACCAAAGACAAAACTGGAAGCAGCACTTGATTATTTAGATCGAGGCTGGTCAATCATACCAATCAAACCCGAAGCAAAACGTCCAGCCATCAAGTGGCTGGACTTTCAATCTCGGCTACCAACTGAAGAGGAGGTGACAGAGTGGTGGAGTAAGTGGCCTGACCATGAGATCGCCATAGTTACTGGAGAGATCAGTGGTGTGGTCGTTGTAGATTGTGACAATGATGAGGCGGCTCATGCAGCGTTCGATGCAAACATGCGCTCGACCATCAAGGTGAAGACGAAGCGCGGCTCGCACCTGTACTTCGAGCATCCAAAAGATGGAACAAGACGCGGCCCTCGCGCTGGCGTCAACAGTCGCGGCGCAGACTGGCCACAGATTAACGGCCTAGATTTCCGTGGTGACGGCAGTTACGCCCTGCTTCCGCCGTCCAAAAATTACATTTGGGATTATCCGACAGACGTATTCGACTGGGACGAGATGCCCATGTGGGAAGACTGGCGGCCAACTTTAAAGGAACGGCCAGAAGCTGGAGACTTTACCTTTGAAGAGCTTGATCTGAGTTCGGTTAGCACAATCCACCCAGACGAGTTCATCGGTGAGTGGGATAGGACAGCCAAATTTGTACGGGACAACTTCCCGTCAACACTTAAAATTCCATCTGGCCTTGGCAACGGACGAAACGAGCGTCTGATGCGATACGTCAGCGAGAGCATTAGGTCTGGTTACTTTGACGCCGAGCTGCGCGTCAGAGGCCATGCCTTCATGCGCCAGTTCTTCGAGGAGTGTCTGTCAGACTTTGAGTTCGAGGCAACCTGTAGCTCGATGGAGCAGAGCGAGAAGCGCAATCACCCAGAGCGTTTCAATGACAATGGCGAGTACATTTATAAAGAGTATCATCCAGAACACATTGACCCAGAGCGTCCGCGCAAGCTAATCCAGATGAAGGACGCCGAGCAACTGCTAGAAGAAGCAGACGCAAAGACTTATCTGATTGAGCCTTGGCTGCCACATAACACAATCGTGCAGGTCTTTGGCTACTCTGGCCACGGCAAGTCCATGTTCGTGCAACACGCGATGTCTGCTATGTGTGCTGGCCGCAAATACTTTGGCCCCTTCGAGGTCGGTAAGGCTGGCCGCGTTCTGTATCTCGACTTCGAGATGGGTATGTCCACGATTGCCAGACGCCTGATGGAAATGCGGCAAGTTCATGGCGACACGCAAGACCGCATGAACATCTGGACTCCGTTCGTAGACAAGAAGGAGATCAATCTCCATAAGGCAGAGGGGATGATGGAGCTACAGGAGTGGATCAAGTTCGCAGACCCAGACGTAGTTGTACTAGATACAATCCGTTCAGCCTATCCAGGGATGGCAGAAAATTCCGCAGACGAATGGTCAAAGGTCAACCAACTCGCAGTCAAGCTACGAAACTCTGGGCTGTCTGTCGTGCTTGTGCATCACAGCAACAAGCCGAGCGAAGGTGGGATGGGCAGGGAAGCTGGCTCAACCAACCAGCTCACAGTCTTGGAGACGCAGATCAGGGTGACGCAGGTCTACCAAGACGAGGAGACTGCTAAATCAAATGCGGCGATATTCGATGGGGCATACGACACCCCGATATGGCCTCAATTGGTGAGTAAACTACCCGCTGATTTCCGTCTTGGAATGGTGATGGAAATTCGTTACGGCAAAGTGCGTGAGTGGACAGACTTACATGACCGCGTCCAATGGATTGGCTTTGCCTCCCACAACCACACTGATGAGAAGTGTGTCGTGAGCAGTAGGTCGACGAAACAGAGAGCGAAAGACATGGCATTAGATGGTTATGATCCTCTCGTTATCTCTGACAAACTTAGCCGCCCTGTCCGTCTGGTGCGCGAGTGGCTTGAGATCGAGGCTTCACTGTAATTGTGGCGTCAGGCCATAAACGCCTGACCTCATCAACTACTTTTGCAATTTCTGGGAAGTTACGCCTGTTCTCTAATTTGTTATTGGTGAGCTTCTTTTCCATGATCTGGACTTGTATTGAGAGTGATACAACGACTACACGCTGTCGCTTTGTTTCGAGGCTAACTACGGAGGGAAACGGCACGTTTCCTTCCGTCGCCGTCTTCAACAACAACGTCGTTGTATCATATTTTTAGACGTCTGTAAACTCCTTTGAGCTATAAAAAGTTCATTTGGTGTATACATAACACACCCTATGTAGTATTTAAGATACAATACAAACTACATATAGGGGTGCTATATAATGCCGAGGCCAGTGGTCGTCTCCGAAGACGACAAGCAATGGCTCACATCAAATCATACAAAACTTTCGTACCACAATCTGGCTGACAGACTCGGCTGCTGTGTGGATACACTTAAAAGAATTTTAGTCCGAGAGGGACTGCAAGAATTTGATGGGGCAAAATATCAAGTTCGTAGAGACTTTGAAGAAAAAACATGGGCGAAGCCGTGCATGGATTGCGGCTGCACCAAACCTCGACCTAAAAATTATTACTTCTGCATACCTTGCAGACGAGAAAGAGGATACGACGATTGAGCGGTAGAGGACACAAACAAAAAGGCGACAAGTACGAGAGAGAGTTAGCATCCTACTTCAATGAGAAGACAGGTTTGTCATCCTTTCGCGCTCCACTTTCTGGCGGGGGCAATGTCGGTATGGCTGGTGGCGCAGACATCCTTGGAACACCAGACCTATTTATAGAAGCCAAGCGAGTAGAGCGTCTCAACTTCCATGAAGCTCTCCGTCAAGCTGAAAAAAACATAGACATAACTAGGTCGGAAAGCTGCCCTGTTGTCATCAACCGCATGTCCAGAATGAAGACAGGCGAAAGCCTCGTCCTCCTGAGACTAGATGACTTCTTAAAGTTCTACTTATCTTACCTGCAAAAAGAAGGTCTGACCCAGAAGTAGGGACGACCACACCCTTGGCTGCTGGCAAAATACAAACATGGCCAAGAAGAAAACGCGATGCAATGTAAGTCTGTCTGTCGGGCGTGGTGAAAAGAAACCAGCGTCTCAAGGCGCAGGTCTAACCGCAAAAGGCAGAGCGAAATACAACAAAGCCTGCGGCTCGAAGTTGAAAGCCCCTCAACCTTCGGGCGGTAAGCGTCGCAATTCATACTGCAAGCGCAGTGAAGGCCAGATGAAGATGCACAACATCTCTTGCTCGAAGACGCCGAAGAAACGCATCTGCGCTGCTCGTCGTAGATGGAAGTGCTGATGGAGAACGATCCCGCCGTACAAATTTGGACGGAGATCAGGCTTTGGTCTGACCAAGTCTTGGAGATTCCATGCCCTGGCTTTGCAAACCTCCCACCTTGTCCCTTCGCTCGAATGGCATGGCTCAAAAACAACGTAGTAGTCCATGTCACAACTGAGTTGAGTGATGTTGTAGATGTAAAGTCTGTGTTGGAAGCAGACGAAGATCGGCTCCACCTATTTGCTTGGACAGACTACCAGCAAATGACAGTCGAAGAGTTTGACCAATGGATCGAAGATCAAAACCAAAACCATTTCGGTGTGTGGCTTATGGGGTTTCACCCCGACGCCACAGAAAACCCACTTACACCAGAGTTTGAAGGTCTTGTCGAGGACGACTACGCAGTAATCCTTGTGCAATCATTGAACAAGTTGGTGGAGGCTTCAGAGACTTTGAAGAAGACAAAGTATTACGAAAAATTCCCAGCCCAAGACATGCAATACATCAACCGACGCAAGGAGATTTATGATGCGTGGAATGAAAAAGCCAATCAAAAAACTTCCCAAAAAGGGTGGTCGTAGAAAATGAAAAGGAACCGAGGAGTAGTCTTCGGTGGAACATCGTCCGGTATGGGTAATCGCATGAGAGCGGTGAACCCATACCGCACTATGTCCAACATGCCGAGCCAGTTCGGTAGGTCTGCTGGGGGTTCTGGAAAGGCCACCCTGTACGGCAAACCCAAACGTCTAAGGCGAACGTAATGGCAACAGTAACAGTCCGCAGATTGGCTGGCAAAACCAAGTCTGCCAACATGCAACACGCCACATGCCCATGTGCAATGCGAGGATCAAATGGCAAAAAAGGCAGCAAAAAAACCAGCCAAGCGTGATGCCTGTTACCACAAAGTTAAGTCTCGCTACACCAAATGGCCAAGTGCTTACGCTTCAGGGGCTTTGGTTCGTTGTAGAAAAGTTGGCGCAAAGAACTGGGGCAACAAGTCAAAGAAAAAATAATGGCAGCAGGTGACAGTCTCAAAAAATGGTTCGGTAGGAACAACGGCAAAGGATGGATTGACTGCAAGACAGGCAAGGCATGTGGCCGTAAGTCTGCGACCAAATCCAAACGGGCATACCCAGCTTGCCGCCCAACCAAAGCGCAATGTACGTCTGCCGCAAAAAGGAAGACAAGTGCGAAGCGGATAAGTTGGAAAAAGAAATGATGTGTCCTCGATGCGGCAGCGAAAAACAAGTTCATGTCCACGGCCACACCCAGTGTGGCTTCTGTCATTTGGTGGTAGAGGAATGTTGTTCTGGCGAAGTCTGTGAGGTTGCCCCGCCTTTGCCTAGCGGCACGGCGGAGTGTACATGCGGAAACAATGGAGAATGTCAGTGCTAAAGACACTCAAACTATTAATCACCGATCAATACTTTCTTCAAGAGTCGTTAGAAAAGTTCTTCCACGACAAATTCAAAGCCAACTGTACCATCGGAGACCACCCATTCTTTGATAAGATGAGCCTATCTGCCACGCCAGACTTGGAAGCAAACTTTGCAGACGTCAGGGAAGAGACACTTGAAGTTCTCAAACGGTATGACGAGATCACTCCATTCCAACAGATAAGCCCAGACCAAAACTTTCTATCTAACGATGACCGCTGGAAAATGTTTTTCCTCAAGGCTGCAAACATTCGCTTCGAGAAAAACTTAGCCATGATGCCCAAGACTGCGGCATTGATCGAGCGCAATCCAGAAATCTGCTCTGCTTATCTCTCCATCCTTGGCCCTCAAAAACACTTGCCCCCACACTGCGGCCCTTGGGCAGGCATACTACGCGCCCACCTTGGCGTCATCATCCCAGACACAGAGCGTTGTTTCATTCGCGTGGACAATCAAAACTACCATTGGAAGAACGGTGAGGTCGTTTACTTCGACGACACATACGAGCATGAAGCCTTCAATAACACAGACCAAGTCCGCGTCGTCCTATTCATGGACATCATCAGACCCATGAAGTTCCCTTACAACTGGCTAAACAATTTCCTTCTCTTCATTGCTCGTCACTTGCCTTACGTTAAGGTTCCCCTTCAACGTCACAGAGAGTGGGAAAAGACATTCCACAAAGACCCCAATGAATTGCACAAAGTGTAATGGGAAGACGCGGGTCTACAACAGTCGACCCAAACCCACATCAATCCGAAGACACAGAGTTTGTCTCAAGTGTTCTCATCGTGAGGTATCAACGGAGACTTGGGGCGAAGAGAAATCACAAGCCCCCGTGCCAAAACTGGTTCCGCAGCCGCGCCCTAAGAAAAAGAAAAGACCAGATCAGAAAAGACCGTACATCCCCATTACAGACACAGACCACCTGACAGACGAACAGCTAGAAGAACTCATGTTCTCGGAGCATGTCCGCTTTGATGACGACGAAGTCTGACTGGACGACCAAAACACTACAGTCAACTACAATATCTGCATGGAACCAATAACAATACTTATGAGTAGTTTTGCCGCCATCAAAGGTGGCGTCGCTGCTGGCCGTGAGATAACGGGTCTGGCAAAAGACATTGGAAAATTGTTCGACTCAATCGACGACATCCGAAACGACCACAACAAAGCAAGAAGCAACCCTCTACTCTCTGCAAACGAAGAAGCGATGGAGACTTTTATTGCCAAGAAAAAAGCGGAAGACGTAGAAAAAGAGTTGCGTCACATTGTGATCGCAACTCGTGGTGTGGATGGATGGCAAGAGCTTCAGAAGCTACGCATACAAATCAGACGTGAGCGTGAAGAAGCCAAGAAACAAAAACAACTAGAGAGAATAAGGCTCCAAGAAACATTCTGGAACATCGTATTATTTATTCTTAGCGTTCTTCTTCTTTGCGGTATCGCTATCGGTGGAGTCTGGGTCGCTCGCCACAGGGGTCACATCTGATTTGTTGCCGCGCTCGGCAACATTCATAATCGCCCTTGTAACCCAGCCACTATCATCCATAGATTTTCTCAAGACGTTCATGGTAGTCACCGCACCTTGTGCTTCCGTGACCGCCTCTGTAAATCCAATCTCTGAACCAACAATCTGATCTTCTTCTTCGATCAGGAACACCTCTGCTACCTTGATTGCTTTTACTGCCATTTGTTTTCACCTCCGCTCAAAAACTCTAATGGATCGTACATATTGTTTATGCAGTCGATCATGCCTTCTAACTCAGCCCAGACAACGCCTTCGGAATCCACACTGTTCTGCTTCTCTATCAACTGTTCTAAGACCACACGCCTGACATTATATATTTGTGCTAAATCATCCATGCTAAATGTCGCGTCCTCATCCGTGATATTAGTCTGCTCATAAGGCATCTTAAATACCCTTTCGTGCTTAATTGTTAACCTAAGGGTGTCATCCTTGCAATACAAAACGACACCCTCGACCAATGATTTCGTGTCAGGAGCGTGTCAGCAGACACCTTTAAGAGACCAGATGAACTGCTAACACTAACCTATTGGTGTATATTTTCTTTTGATTGGTGTGTAAGACACGTCGAAAGTTGTCAATTTTACCCTTACCAAGGGGTTAAAAGGGCTTTCGTATCAGACTGCCAACCTGTCATAACCTCCTGTCTTTCTTCTATTTAATAGGACTTTCGCGCTTGCGAAACTTATGCCGCGTGTCACAGACGTGTCAACAGACCCAAGGAGTTCTACCGTACTCTTCAGCGCGTCTGGCGCAAGATGCGCGTAACGCATGACCATCGCAATAGTCGAGTGACCCAGCAACTTTTGAACAGCTTTGAGGCTTGCACCTTTCTGCACCAAGAGGCTTGCATAAGTGTGCCGACAATCATGTGGATGGAAGTTCTCGCCATCCTCAATCCAGTTCTTTACACCTGCATCCTCGCAACCTACATGCCAGAAACTATAGAAGTTAGTTCTGTCCCACGCAGTATTTGTGTAAGTCGGAAAGACAACTCCAGTTCCACGCGCACCCATCGCATCCAAAGCAATCTTGGGCAAAGGGATACGCCTAACATGTCGCTTCTTCAGCCTACCTTTGTAGCTAATAACTTCAGCAACAACAGTGCCATCAGCTTCAGTCTGTACCTGACGCCACTGTAATCCCAGCATCTCACCAATACGCATACCAGTGTAGAAAAGTACCACTACCATATCCCTGATACGATCAGGCATGTACTCGATCAGTTCATCCCTCTGCGCTTCGGTAAGATAGACAGTCCGCTTGTCATCATACACTGGCTTCACCACAGTAAACTCTGGATACCCCAGACCATGACCTTTTGCATGAGACTGGATAGCCGAGAAAGTCTGCAACCTTCTCGCCACCGCATTGGCTGCCAACGTCTTCTTCTTTGCTGGCGTCTGCGACCACTCAACCACCTCAAGCAAACTGAGACGGCTAAAGTTTTTCTCTCCAAGACTTTTGGCCAGAAGATTTCCGTTGGACTGATCGGTCTTCCCAGGCTTTGATGGTCTGTTCAGAAACGCATTGACCGCATACCCGACACTATTCTTGTCTTTGTTCTTCGACATTGTGTTCGGCTTTAAGTCACCGTTCAATGCCTTGTGAAGCACTCGGTTCATCTCGTCCGTTGCCAGCACCTTCTGATGTTTGCGAAAACCAGTGCTTGTTCTTATCCTGACCTTGTTTCCATCCTTGTCAGTAACAGTACCAATGACGTGCCAAAAACCGTCTCGCTCTTTTAAATTAATCGGCATCGCCTCCCCCTATCTTCTCGTATAAGTGCCGCCAAGGACACTGCACATCTTCATCAAATTCCAAGTGCCAATTCTTCGGCAACCCACCAGTCAACACTCGGTAGGCATCGTCGTCGATTGTCTCGTACTGTCGAGCCATTCGCGCCATAATCTCGCCACGCTTGTTGACCCCCAGCTTCTTTGCAATCCCCCTGACATGAACCTTCGCGGTGTTCTGGCTAACGCCCATCCGCTTGGCTATGTCTGTATTGGACTGTCCATGCAACAGCATTTGCAATGCCGCATGTTGTTTTGGCGTGAACCTATGCAAGTCATCCCAGACGCCAGACTCCGCGTCATTTGCATAAACTTTTTTAACGTGTGCCGACACTGCGTGTGCGGCCAAAAGCTGATCTAACTTAAACTCTATTCTGTCCATTTGATTGGAACTCATCGTACTCTCCGTGTCCCCAGTTGCTTCTGGGATAGTTGAATTTGACATAGATATTACTTTCTAAAAGTACAATGGGTTGTTTGTGGCTGGCTGGCATCAATTATCCTAACCAAGTATAATGCTTAAACGCACTACGTTTAGCGTTGCATACGCCCCAAGGCCCATTGTTAAGATATAGACCCAGCTCGGTTGGCCCAGTTGGTTGGTTACTCCAGCTTGTTGCTCTTCTAGGATTTGATCCGTATATAATTCCAAATTGCAGTCTGCAACCGCTCACATTTTTAGTTACTTGGTTTCTATCACTCAACATTTTTGTCTCCCTAAACGCACCTCTACTAGAGGCGAATTGCATCGCAAGCGAAAACTAATTTCGCATTTGCTGATGGTGCTGTCAGGGAGGATTGAACTCCCGACCTCGTCCTTACCAAGGACGCGCTCTACCACTGAGCTATGACAGCAGATGTATTGTATTTAATACACCAAATGAACCATGTCAACACCGACTATGAAAATAATTTCTCTACGCGGGAGCATAAATCCTTGAAGTTATCTGCCTCAAATATCATTGAGCCATTGATGTCCACAGATACGCCGTCGTTGTCGACCACTGATTTCCCAGAACCATCTTCGTGACACAGCATGTAGTGCTTTGTGAGGCGGAAACCCACCAGATAATAACCATTCGCATCTAGGTCTTTGAAGACGTCATCAACCCAAGTGCCAACAATTTGCATGACTCCTTTCTCTTTCGCATCAAACCCAGTCACGGACTTGACCCAGTATTTCTTCTTGGATTTACCAAACCCACGCTTCTTTGGTGGGTGTGACACCTTGGCTGCGCTTGTCACTCTGTCGGCTACACCATCCAGATTGTCTTTAATGGCCAACGCACTCAACTCGAACATCAAGTCTGTCTTCTCGCTCTTACTCATCGCTTTGTACAGACCAACAACTGTTTCAACTACACTCATCACACATCTCCTTCCATCTCAGATACATCTTCCAGCGTCCAGTCGTGACCCTGATCTACTCGAACCCAATCAACAGTGTCATCGCCGCCTTCTGGTGAGTCTGTGGCCATCTGCCATGCTTCGGCTTCGTTACGGGCTTCGACAACAGCCTCATATCCCACATCCATAGTGGCGGTTACTTTGAACTTAGGCATTACTTCACTCCTTTCGTCATCAGTTTGTACTCGTGGTCAATCACACCAAGCGCAGCATTACCCACTGTCTGCTCGGCAATCCAACGCTGGGTCACACGACCATCCTTGTGGTGGAACACGCGCCAATGCCCACGTCTGACGTGCTGACGCTTCGGGCCACCACCACCCTTGAACATACGCTCGTACCGCTTCACACCCCTTGGCTTGGGCAGATCAATCTCCAAGACGCGCACCTCATTGCGAGGCACACGTCTGCCATACAGCACACGATCAAAACCCTTGGTTATTTCTCGTTGGAAAACGTGATGTGGGTAGTTGACCATCGCTAGTATTGTCCACAACAGACGTGCATCACCGCTAAACAAACTCAAACTATGATTGACCATCTTGTTTGACTTCACCATGTCGCGCATCACCGTGACGTTTGGATCAAACAACTCACCAATCTGGTGCGTACCCAACGCAAACCTCTGAAACAGTCTAAGCATTGGCTCTGCATATTTAGGCTCATCAAACAACCCAACGTATTGCTTACTCAAATACGCTGAACCCAACTGCACTTGCTGGTCACGAAACTCTTCGGCTGTTACCTCTGGCAGCCCAGCCATCTGTCGACTATTCCTACGAGCAACAAAGCCATCAGCATCCATGACCTCTTCGTTGGCCATGTAGAAACCGTGGGCAGGGTAATAAATCTTGCCGTCATCATGGGATAAGCCGTACATGTTATACATGTTTATCCCTTTCAGATTGACTATGCTGTAACCAACACGGCCCAACCCACCTTCGGGATCGTTGTTGTACTCAACCCCTCTGGCTTCCCACTCCTGTTTCATCAGGTCACGCTGTAGGTTCGAGTCCCACTCAATCCACATGTTCTCAAAGGGCGGCACTGCCATACGAGCCGCGTTCAGCAAAACATCCGGCGGTAAAAACATGGCCTTCACTGCATGTCTGAGAAGACTATTGGCTACAACGAAACGAGTAGCCCCTACCAGATACTGTTGCGTCTGGCGTAACTGATATGTGCCCTGCTTACTGCGGTTAAAAACGGCCAACCCCTGCGAGGGATTGGCCAGTGCAAGCAAGGTCTGATTTGCAAACTCAACGTCTTCCATCACTCACCTCCTTTCCAGATACGAAATCAACAAAAGCACACGGTCATACGCACTCAACTGCGTCTCTTCACCGTCCACAAAATAGTTGTTCTGATGCTCAACAGGCATGACCTCAAGCTGGTGCTTGAGGTCGTAGGCAAGGGTCAGTTCTTCAGTCATTGGTGTCTTCCTTCACAGCAACGAAACGACGACGACCAGACTCGTCAATGTGAGCCAGCTTCGTCTGCATGAACTCACCAAGCAGACGTCGCAACTCAGCACTGTCGGAAGCACCGTGCTTATACACAAACCCAGCACCCTCAAGCACATCGCCCATGTATCTGCCCACCGTATGCACAACCTCGTAGAACTGGTCTGTCGTGAACACTGCATCGACTTGCTCAAGCACTGGCATCTTGCTCAACGCACTCAGCTTCATGTCAATCACTGGCTTGCTGGCAGAACTTGGTGTTTGCGCCGAGGCGTGAACTTGCCTATAATGTTCTCGTGAGGTTGATGACCATGTTCTGGTCGTTGGCTTGGAAGCAGACGCACGTTTGGCTGTGGTTGGTTGAATGTGCGTCTGTCTCCTATTCACGAAGGCCGGAACATCCGGCACATCTGGCTTAGTCTTTACACCATATGCTTCCAAGGACTTGTTTGTGATCGAGTCCACGATCTTCTTTGCGTCTGACATATCTCTATCTCCTATGCCGCATGGGTTTGTTTGGTACGAAAGAACCCTTCGTGTTCTGGGTTCTTGTAGTGAAAGTAT